TTCATTTAAAAAAGAAAAAGAACATGATGATCCATTTAAAGTAGGACTAGAAGATGTTAAAAAGCTAAGAGGGCTTGGCCCAACCTTTAGAAGAAAATTAGGAAGAGAGTTTTCTAAAGCGTTTACTGGTACTGGCGGAACAGGTACACAACAAAACTTAATGCAACAGGCTGTCACAGGATACGCCATGTTTGACCTTGTTGAACCCACATATAATTTAGAATACCTTTCACAGGTTTATGAGATATCCACATATAACTATGCTGCAGTAAATGCTAAAGTTTCAAATATAGTTGGTCTAGGCTATACATTCCACGAAACATCGAAAGCAAAAGATGCATTGGATCAAATTACTGATGACAAACAGCTTGAAAGAGCTCGTGCAAAAATAAATAGAATTAAAATGGGCTTAGATAAATGGCTTGATGAATGCAACGAAGAAGAATCATTTACAGAAACTCTTATTAAAGCATATACTGATCTTGAAGCTACTGGAAATGGCTACATTGAGATTGGTAGAACGACAGCTGGAGACATTGGATATATTGGACATATCCCAGCAAAAACAATGCGTGTTCGTCGTCTACGTGACGGCTTCGTGCAGCTACTCTACGGAAAAGCTGTATACTTTAGAAATTTTGGAGATTTAGAAACACCTAATCCAATTGCTGGTGTTGAAGATAGACCAAACGAAATTATACATCTAAAAAAGTATACTCCAATGAACAACTACTATGGAGTTCCAGATATTATTGCAGCTCAGCAAGCTCTTGCAGGAAATGAGTTTGCGGGTAGATACAACTTAGATTATTTTGAAAACAAAGCTGTTCCAAGATACATCATTACAGTCAAGGGCGCAAAACTTTCACCAGAATCAGAAAGAAAATTACTTGAGTTTTTCCAAGTAGGTCTTAAAGGCAAAAACCATAGATCACTTTATATTCCTTTGCCAGCAGATAGCCCTGACTCAAAGGTTGAATTTAAGATGGAGCCTATTGAGGCGGGAGAGCAAGAGTCATCCTTTAACATTTATCGTAAGACAAATAGAGATGAAATACTCCTAGCACATCGTGTTCCAATAAATAAAATAGGTTTGCCAGAGGGTGCAACGTTAGCAAATGCTCGTGATGCTGATAAGACATTTAAAGAGCAAGTTTGTAGACCCGCACAGGACAGACTTGAAAAAAAGCTTAATTATTTAATTGCTGAAAAAACAGATGTTGTTGAACTGAAGTTCAATGAATTAAGCCTTACAGATGAAGAAACTCAAAGCCGTATTGATGAGATTTACTTGAGAATGAAGGTATTTGTTCCAAACGAAGTACGTATCAGAAAGGGCATGATCCCAATCGAAGGCGGGGATGAGCCAGTTGAATTAAAGCCACAGCAGGTGGCTGATCAACAAGCAAAGTCTACTGGAAATAGAACCCGTGATAGACAACGTGCTACAAATGCTCCAGACAAGTCTGGGGAAGGACGTAATGCTAAGGGAGACGGACCTAAAGTCAAATAGGTTTACTCAACTGCTATTTGCGTTATAGTAAATAAGCGTATAAAATTAAGCATATGAATATTGAAAAAGCCCATTGGTCTAGCCAAGGCGACAACGTATACTTGTCGGTTCCTTTTGCTAAGGTCAATAAAGAAAAGAGAACAGTATCTGGTTTTGCAACATTAGACAATGTTGACCAGACTGGCGATGTCGTATTAGCAGAAGCAAGCGTTAAGGCATTTGAAAATTTCAGAGGCAACATTCGTGAGATGCATAGCGCAACAGCAGTCGGCAAGATGGTTTCATTCAGACCAGAGACCTACTATGATCAAAACACAAAAGAATTTTATAATGGCGTATACGTAGACGTATATGTTTCAAAGGGTGCACAGGATACTTGGGAAAAAGTTCTTGATGGCACTCTTTCTGGTTTCTCTATCGGCGGAAAGATTCTAGAAGCAGATAACGAAATGAACAAGTCAACAGGAGAACAAGTTAGATTTATTAAGAACTATGAACTAATTGAATTATCAATTGTTGATTCTCCAGCAAACCAGCTTTGCAATGTTCTTTCAATTTCTAAATCAAATGGACAACTTGTATTCAAAGGAATGGCTGCAGAAGTTGTTACAGAAAATATTTTTTATTGTGAAGATAGCGATTCAATCTTCATGTCAACAGAAAAAACTTTTAACTCACCAGTTACTGGAAAACCAGCATCTTTAATAGGTTGGGTAGAAAGTTCAGATATAAACAAAGCAAAAGAAATAGATAAGATTCTTGCTTCATTTCAGAAGTCAAGATTACCGTTGCCTGAAACACAAATAGCAAAACAGGCAAGCGTAGAAGGAGGTAATGAGATGGAAAAGCTTAACGTTAACAAAGAAGCTGAGGCAGTAGTCGAAGCTCCAATTGAAACAGCTCTACCAGAATCAGATGCACCAGTTGCAGAAGCAGCTGTTGATTCAACTCCTGCTGACGCTGAAGACGTAAAGTCTGAAGTAGAAGCAGACATTGAAAAGTCTGATGTCGTTTCAGAAGATGCATTTGCATCAGTAGAAACAACTCCTGCCGACTCCGTTGAAAAAGCAGCCGAAACACCAGAAGAGGTTGAACAACCTGATTTTGCAAAGATGTTAGGCGAACTAAAAGGCTTTTTCTCAGAGACCTTGGTCAAAGCAACAGAAGCTAATGCTGTTCAAGTTTCAGAAATTAAAGAAACAGTAGAGAACTTTAGCAAGAGTGTAAATGCACAGATCACAGAACTGGCAGAAAAGCACACTGCACTTAGTGCAGCTGTGACAGAAATCAAGAGCACCATTGATGGTGTTCAAAAGCGTGTAGATGCCGTAGAAGGCGAAACCGCATTTAAGAAGTCCTCAGATCTTGGCCGATCAGAGGTAGTAACAAAGTCAAATTCAAAATGGCACGGTGCTTTCCTCGGTTCCGTAAATGAAATCTTCAACTAATAGGGTAGGTGAAAAATAAATGAGTAATGAATTGTTAGAAAAGGCTGCAGCAGCTGGCGCAACAGTGTCAACAGGCTTCGGCTCATCAACAGGTGGTTCAGGTGTTCACACAGCTTCCGAAAACGGAAATGGTGGTCTCCTTAACCCAGAACAGTCAGCTAGATTCCTAGACTATATGTTCGACGCTACCGTAATTGGTAAGGTTGCACGTACAGTCCGAATGAAAGCTGATACAACAGAGATTGATCGTATGTCTGTCGGAGAAAAGCTTGTAAAGCTTGCATCTGAAGGCGAGAACACTGCTTCAAATAGCGCAGTAACTTTCTCAAAGATCTCTCTTACAACAAAGAAGCTTCGCATGGATTGGGAGCTATCAACAGAATCTCTCGAAGACAACATCGAAGGTGCAGATCTTGAAGATCACATTGCACGTATGATGGCTACACAGGCAGGAAATGACATCGAAGATGTTATCCTTAACGGTGACGAGTCACTTACAGGCGATGCACTTTACAAGTCATTCGATGGTGCAGTGAAGAAGGCTAAGTCTTATGGTCACGTAGTTGACGCAGAAGGCGCAAGCATTTCTCGTGCAGTATTCAATTCTGCTTTGAAGGCACTTCCACGTAAGTATAAGCAACGTCGTACAGACCTTCGCTTCCTTTCTGGTTCAAACTTGATCCAGGATTACCTATACAGCACATCACAGAACATTCAGAACGTTAACCCTCAGGATATTGCTTCAGGCATCATCCGTGGTGATGTTCCTGTTCTTGGTGGACCAGCAGGATATGTTGCACCATACGCATTCGGTATTCCAATCGTAGAAGTTCCACTTCTACCTGAAACACAGAACGGTGATTATGATGGCGCAGCAGGTTCACACGGTGACATCCACTTGACATTCCCAAATAACGTAGTTATTGGTATCAAGCGTGACGTAACTGTTTACCGCTTCTTCTGGCCTCGTAAGGACTCAATCGAGTACACAATGTATACTCGTGTTGGTGTTCAGATCGAGCAGGCAGACGCTTGGGTCGTTGTAAAGAACGTCAAGGTTGCTTCTTAATTAATTTAAGATAACCATTGAAGGCCCCCTAAGAAATTAGGG